ATAGGCGCAGGTTTCGCGCGGGGTGGCGCCCTGGTACTTGTCATTTTCGATGGTCTTGCCGTTGCGGCCGGTCTTCCAGGCGTGGAAGCGGCTTGGCGAGGTCCAGGTGAAGAACACCCCCACATGGCCTTGCTCCTCGGCATAGTCTTCAAAGCCGCGCATGCGGGTCATCATTTCGTTACGGCGGTTAACCGGGTTGGAGATGCTGGCCTCCCAGCAGTCCTTCATTGAGATGACCAGGTCATGTCGCTCGTTCATCACTTCCGACTCGGCCAGCCAGCGCATCATGGCCCGCTTGCGCTCGCGCACCACCTTCATGGTGGCGTTCGATACATAGGCGGAGACCCCTTTGCGCACCTTGCCGAGCAGGATGTTGATGTGCTCCTGCAGCCTGTCCCAGCAGCGGTTGATGCGCTTCTCCCACCACTTGGCGGAGAGCAGGCGCACCATCACGCTCAAGATCCAGGTATCCCGCTGCTCCTCGGTCTTGAACTTCGGCATGGCGGGGATGAATCCCCACTGGTTGGCAGGGGGGCGAATGGCTTCCCAGGACTGCACCAGATCCGGTTCTGCTCCGTCTTTGATGTGCTGCTTGATGTGGCTCCAGATCGCCGCGGTCTGGTTGGCGAACTGGTGCGCCACCCGCTTGCGGCCCTCGTCATCGCGCAACTGCTGCGGGTCGACCGGGATCGCCTGGATAAGATGACGCACCCACTGAGTACGCTCACGCAGCCAGATATTGGCATTGCGGCAGTGCCGGCTGGTGCCATCCTTACGGCGGCGCACGTACTGCTTGAACAGGATATGGCTGAGCTGGGGCGACAGGCCATCAAGCAGTTGCACGGCCCAGACCAGATCTGACTGGCCTGGGGTACCGGTAAAGACGGGCCCGCGAGCGCTGGTGTCGATGCCCGGGAGCGAATTAGATAGTGCATCAATGCGTTGCTGCAGCGTCTTTTTTGACAGCTGCAGCTTGGTGGATTTGCGGTTCATTGGGCGGCGGCACCTGACAACTCTCTGATCTCGCGGCGCAGCCCAGCCAGATGGCGGGTGCTCATGTCGCGGTTTTTACGAGCAGAGGCGCACATGCGCAGGAGCAGTTGAACAGTGCTGCGTGGACGAGGTGATAATCGACGACACGCCAACATGTCACGCTGGTAGGAACGAACCCGGCGCGCCTCATCCGCCGACATCTCCCGCCAGTAATCGACCCGGCTTTCCAGCCACTCTATCTGGCGGTAGTTCATCGGATCACCTCGCCCAGTCTGTGCAGCGGGGAGCCCTCTTTCCACCAGTCGCCGATCTCGGTGGCCAATGGGGTGTCTCCTTGCCCAAGCGCCAGCCAGTAGATGGCGCGAATCGCGCCCAGGGCCAGCAGCTCATCGGCCTCAGTCCTTGGATCTGGGCTGATGAAATCTGCTCGAGCGGCCAGCCAGTGCAGATACAACTGGCTGTGCGACGAGGCGACGACCTCACCGTCTGGCTCATCATCGGCATCCCCGTCATCCATCAGCTGCGCGGGGTTGCTGGTCACAACCAGCTGGATCTGGATGTACTGCGCTCCGGCGTAGACCCCGCCCAGGCAGACGCGGTTATCTTCGGCATTGGCCGCGAACATCTCGGCCAGCATTCCCTCGACATGCTTAGGGGCCTCTTTGGCAATCTGGATGGCGTCACTCATGCCACGCCCTCCACGATCTGCACCCGGCCGCTGGCCAGCGCCTCAATGCGGGCATAGCCGCGCGACCCGCGCAGCCAGTGGACGCCGAGGCAGGTGTAACCCTGCTGGCGGAGATAGTGTTGCGCCGCCTGATGGTCAGGCAGGGTCCGGCGGGAAATCACAGCTGCGGCCATTGTCATACTCCTTGATTGACGAGGTGGTCGAGGTGACGAAACAACGAAGTCCATGCCAGCGCAGTGGGACGCTCGAAGGCCGCGATCACGTCGGGGCTGCGGGTCAGGCGGGTGCCATAGCGCCCCGCCAATTTGCGTTGTTGCAGGCGAACGTTGCGCAGTGCGCTGGGTATCGCTAAAGTGGTCATGTCAGCTCCCTTGGGGGGGTGGTTGATAGAGGCCCGCTTGGTGTTTGCCGCACCGTTAAGCGGGCTTTTTCATTGCCCGATCGCTCTCGGGCCGCTCTTGCACATCTCGTTGGCAGCCAGCACGGCGCGTTTCATACGCAGCTTGGCGGCTCGTTCCTTCTTCTCTCTCTCGATATCCCCGATTGCTCTGGTAGTCGGCGCCGGGTGCCACACCTTGGTGTCACAGCCGCAGCGAAATTCGCCCTGATACTCCAACGCGATCACGGCAAGCCGGACTGCCTCGCGCTGCGCATGCGGCAGCGCAGACAAGGTCGCAGTCATCAGCTCGCCGCGGGGTTGGCGGGCAATGGCACAAATGGCCGCCTTCTTCGCCTGACTGATGGCCAGCCAGTCGGTATCCAGGCTTGAACGCGTCTTGCCGAACATCTCGCGTAGCAGCAGACAGCCAGCGGTGTTCATAGCCACCTGTTCCTGTGGTGTCAGGCCAGCCAGATTGCGTTGCTCGGTATTGGGGTGTGGTTGCATGTTGGTTCCCTCTTACATCGTCAGGGTTTGCATCAGGATGTCTGACGCGCAGGCGACGGTCGGCACCGCCTGAAAGCGCGCCTCAACGTCATAAATCAGGATGGCGAGCGAGCCCATCGCGGCGGTGGCGACACTGACAATGGTGTTGCGCTCGTTGCGGGTGACGCGGCCCCGCTCGGCCAGTTCCAGGGCTCGCTGGCCGATGCTGGCCACCTTGGCGTTGAGATCGATGGCCTGATGGGGCAGGGACGGTGCCCGCTCGGAATGAGGGATGGCGACCGCAGTCAGCCCACACTCCAGCAGCAGGCCGTCGAACAGGGTCTCGTCCCCTTCGGTGGCGTGATAGAGGGCGATCAGTTCTGCCACGGTGAGCTCGTGTTCCTGCTCAGGGTTCAGCTTGTTATGCAGGGTCTGCGTGTTCTTCATGCCGATATCGCGGGCGATCTCGGCCACGTGCCCTTTGTGGTTCGCGGCAAACCGTTGGCAGGCGCTGTTCCAGTGGGAATGTATTGGCTGGCTAGTTGCAAACATGTCACGCACTCCTTCGCGTTTTATAGTGGTCAGGCTTTCGTCGGGACCGCAGTCGGGACGTAGGCGCTGGCCCCGGCGGCGGCATAGATGGGGAGCATGTTGATCAGCACCCGGCCCTTGGGGGAGTACTTCGGCATGATCTGCAGCTCGCCGCGCTGAACCATCTTCTTGACGGTGCCGAGCGGGATGCCGGTATCAGCCGCATAGCGTTCCATCGTCTTGACCGGGGTATCGATTTGGATCACGAGGTTCATCCAGCTGGCTCCTTACGGCTCAAGGGCAGGGGCTTGCGGTCCCGCGGTCGGATTGGCGGGGGTGGCGTAGTCGGCCGGATTGACCTTCAACTCGCCGCCGGTCATGACTTGGAGCTTGTAGGAACTGCTTTCAGGGACATCATTTCCCCATTGCGAGACTGCGGATTCGGAGATCCTTAAAGCCTTTGCCAGCTTTGCCTGGCTACCGAAGTAGCTGACGGCATCTTCCTTTTTCATATCAACCTCAAATCCAACCTTAAGCTAGGAACGAGCCAAACCTAACTTAAGATCGGTAAAGAAGCAAGCTTAAGTTCGCTTGCTCAAAGTTAAGCTAGCTTGATGAACATCGCCGATAGAATTTTCAGCAAACGGACTTCACTAGGTCTCTCCAAGGCAGCCTTAGCCAAAGCAATTGGTGTAAGTGATGTTTCGGTGGGGAAATGGGAGTCAGGGATTAACCAGCCCAAGGGCCGCTACCTCAATGCTTTGGCGGCGGAGCTGGGTGTTACCGTTAACTGGCTGCTAACCGGAAGTGACTCTAGCCCTGAACGGCAGGGCTTAGTTATTGGCTCATGGGGAACTGGGAAAACCAGCGATATTCTGAAGTACCTTAAGGAATTTGAAGCTCAACGGCGGAACGAGCCCGGGCAGGCTGTGAATATTGATGACCTATTACGAAATCTAGCTGCGTTGCCTGATGCCCAGCCCCCACAGGATGGGGTTGCAGCAGAGAAGGCTGGCTTTAGCAACGTCGAACCGGCGGTGATCCCGCAGGGACGGCGGGTGCCCATTCTCAGCTACGTGCAGGCGGGCAACTGGCGCGAGATCTGCGAGCAGGCCACCGCCTTCGATGGCAATGTCGAGTATGTGTCCGTAAGTGTGGACATCGGTCCCCGCGGTTTCGGCCTCTGGTTACGGGGTGACTCAATGACTCCCCTCTTCAACGAGGGCGATCTGGTCATCATCGATCCCGATGAGGCCCCCCGTCCCGGCGACTACGTGGTGGCCAGCAACGGCAGCAACGAAGCCACCTTCAAGAAATATCGGGCGCGCGGCGAATACGAAGACGGCCGCCCCCGCTTCGAACTGGTTCCTCTCAACGAGGACCATGAAACGCTCAGCACCGACCAGACCCCGATCATCATCATCGGCGTGATGGT